GTTATGCCAGATCAAGAGACACGGTACATAACGAACGGAAATAACAAAAAAGTTAAACTGTGCGCAGCTCAACTTGGTGAAGGGCGTCAGTGTAATGCTGCTGCAATGCGTGATAAAGATTTTTGCAAGCACCATGGTGGTAAGGCATTAGTTGGACCTGATAGTCCTACGTTTAAAACAGGATTGTGGTCTCAGCAAAGAAAAAGGTTTTCGACAGTAGCACCTCAACTACTTGAAAAGATAGAGGCACTGCGAGAAGATCCAGACTTATATTCATTACGAGATGACACTGCATACATTACTGCCGTACTTGACATACGTGCTGAAGCTGCATCTTATGGAATTAGTAAGGAGTTATACGAAGAACTACGCGACCAATATCATGTTTGTAAAGTTGCGCCAGAGGAAGCTTTTGATAAAGAGTTTAAAAAACTAGGTTCAATGATTAACAATGGTATTGATTCAATGAGGGCAAGTGATGATGTTATTGCACTAATCCAGAAACGTGCGGACGTAATTGAAACAGAACAACGAATGGCGCATGCAAAGTCATACACTCTTGAGGTTGATCAAGCGTACAGTCTAATTATGCAAATATTAACTGTAGTTAAACAAACTGTAAGAGACCCTGAGCAAGTTAGAGCTATATCTGACGGGTTTGCAAAAATATTAAAGGTACATCAAAGTAACACAGAGGAGATACTAGATGCAGAAGTTATTAGTTAATACCCGCGCTACTCCTCGTGGTTTTAAAAAGTTTGTTCGTCCCGGTAAGGATTTGTCTGTTGCTTTACTAGAAGCTGTGACAGCTGACTTAAATGAATATGCAGACACTGGTGCATTTGATGGTGGATCAGCCTTTCCAATTCAAGGGCACGATATGCCATACATGGATTGGTTACGTGTTTACGCCCCACAATCAGCCCCAGCAAAAATGGGAGAACATCACATACGCGCATGGAATTGGGCAGAGAGTATAGAAAATGGTAATCCTCCACCTGCGCTAATTGAATGCTGGTTTCGCGGTGGTGGTAAATCAACGACAATGGAATTGATTTCTAGTAGATTAGCAGTCAAAGCATCACGACGTTTTTTGTTATATGTCTGCGCTACACAGGATGCTGCTAATCGTCACGTAAGTGATATTGCTGGTGTTATGGAACGTTGTGGTATTGAGCGAGCTGTAAACCAATATGGTTTTTCTCGTGGATGGAATGCGCAAAAATTACGTACAGCTAATGGTTTTAACGTCTTGGCATTTGGATTAGATACCGGAGCACGTGGTGTAAAGTTAGATCACTTGCGCCCAGACATGATCATCCTTGATGATATTGATGAACTAGATGACTCAGTAAATGCTGTTGAGAAAAAGATAAGGACTATTACGGCAACTATTCTTCCAGCTAAAAGCGTTGACTGCGCAATTGTATTTGTTCAAAACAGAATACACGCGAATAGTGTAATGTCTCGTGTTTTGTCTGGTGAACTAGATATGTTGCAAGACCGCATACAGTCACCAATCATTCCTGCAATTTATGATCTTATTTATGAGCCAGCGGAAAAAGATGATGGACGCATGGGGTGGAAGATTGTTTCTGGTCGTGCTGCGTGGGATCACAAGAATTTGGCAGTGTGTCAGAAAGAGATAGATGACTTTGGCTTGATTTCGTTTTTACGTGAATGCCAGCATGACGTTGGTGTTGGTGGTTTGTTCTTTCCACAATTTAAGCCAATTGATAGCAATGGTAATGGATGGCATGTAGTAGATCACATTGATGTACAACCATGGTGGAGATTTTGGGCAAGCCACGACTTTGGAACTGGAGCACCGGCATGTTTTATTCTTTATGCAAGTGATGAACGTGAAAACGTATATGTGTTGCATGAATGGTATGAAGCTGGAAAAACTAGCAGTATGCAAGTCGATGGCATAATTGAACTACTAAAAAAGTACAAGATAGCTGAACCTAAAAACAAAACTAATGAGAATGGTGCATATAACACTAAGTTGGAAGCTATTGCTTTTGACTGGGCAAATACTTTTCCACCTGAAAAAGTTGACCAAAGAATTGGCGAGTATCCAGTTGAGATATGGTGGGAACGTGGTCTTCCTGCTGTGCGAGCAGTTAAAGATCGTAAAGCAGGATGGAACCGAGTTAAAGAATGGCTTATGGCATCTGAAATGGTTGACGGAAAAGTTAAACCAAAATTTGTAATTAATCGTAATGGTTGCCCAAATATTATTAAACAGTTGTCTGACACAATGACGCACACTAAAGATGCAGATGAAATTGACTCAGGTACTAGAAATGATCACGCCATCGACAGCTTACGTTATGGATTAATGTGGCGAGAGCATCCTGTCAGATGCCCAGAAATAGATGAGCGTGAAAAACGCAATGCAAACAATAAGCCAGAGTGGTTAAAAAATAGGAACCTAGACGAATGGTTGTAATTGAAATATTAAGTTTTATCTGTGCTTTATGTACATGCATTGCAAGTGTTATGTCTTATCGTATTTTGAGTGACATAAAGAACATAAAGATATACTCAAAAGAAATATATGATCGCGAGGGCTGGTTATAATGTACGACATCAGTAAACTTTCAGCAGCAGTTAGGAATGGTAAACCACGCATCTCTGCTTTTGAAAAGAAGAATAACATTGGTACTGTCGGGTCTACTCCGTTAGAAGATTCACGACTTGATGACAAAGATAATTTAGAATTAGATGTAACACCTAAAGACTGGAAAGTAAACGAACTTGAACAACCAGAAGAAGCTCGTAAGATTACTAAGTTCGTTCAACAACAGTTTGATAGTGCACAAAAAGCCCGAACTGACATGGAACTTGAGTGGGCATTAGCAACAGCTTTTTTTGAAGGCAGGCAGTGGTTACGTATTGGTAGTCAAGGACGTAATATTATTCGTTTGCAAAATCCAAGCGAGCCTAATCGTTATATGACTGTCAATAAACTCAGGCCATTAATTGATGGAGTAGTTGGCAAGTTAACACAATGTGCGCCAGATGCTACTTCTGTTCCGTTATCTGATAGTCCTCAAGATAGAGCAGCTAGTGATGAAGCCAACTTTATTGCTAAGCATTACAACAGAAAATTTGGCAGAGAAACTCAAACTAAAGAACGTGTTCGTTGGGCTTGTGTTTGCGGTACATCATTTTTAAAGGTTTATTGGGATAGTCGTAAAACACAAGTTGTTCCACAAATGGATGTTGATGGACAGAGTGTTGTTGGCCATACCGAGATGCGAGTTGGTGATGTAGTAGAACAGATTCTTCCAGCATTTGACGTATACATTGATCCATCGGCAAAACGTGATGACGATATTCGTTGGATGATTCACGCTATGATTAAACCGCTATCGTGGTTTGTAGATTCATATGGTGAGGTTGGCAAGAAGGTTGAAGCTGATGCATTAACTGGACAATACTCAGGTTATGTAGATGCGTATATTGATGGAGCTAATGCTGGGGGTAGAGGTTGGGTTCCACCATCATCATCTACATCTAATTCAAATGAAAAGCGCAAGAATGCAGCTGTTGTTTATGAGTACTGGGAGAAGCCATCTAAGCTTTATCAGAACGGCAGATACATTGTTTCTACACAATCAACATTACTATATGCTGGTCCATGGCCATATAACAAAAAGGATTCATTCCCATTCATTCCATTAAGATGGCAGCCACGCGCAGGTACACCATACGGATATAGCCTCGGCTTTGATTTAGTGTCTTTACAAAGTACATACAATCGCATCTACAGTCGTTTACTTGAACAATTTGAAGCGCAAAAAGATTACTTACTTATTGAACGTTTATCTTCCGTTGGTGCTGATGCATACGACAAAGAGAGTGACACCGTAGAAGACAAGAATAGGATTTACAGAAAGGTTTATTACGATCGTGGTAGTAGGCCACCAGCTGTACAGCGAGCACCCGGTATTGGAGCAGACTTATTTCCGCTACTGCAGATGATTGAAAAAGACATGATGGATGTTGCTGGATTGCACGACGTCAGTCAAGGGATGGCACAAGCAGGAACACCTGCTGAGTCTGTGCGGTTATTACAAAAG